CTATTTTTACATTTGAACTAAACGCTCCGCTGCATTGTGAACACTTGTTCCACAACACGAGGGTACTTACTTCAGCAAAGTCAAACATGTGCAAAGGCTCTTTCCATCCAGATTTTTCAGTCTGAAAAGAATCAGAAATCACATTTTGAATAATAGCAAGCTACAGTTACATCTCAACAAGTTACATTCCTATAGTGGAAAGAAGCTCATATATTCTCATGGAAGCGCGCGCTCAACAGATCTTTCGGTCTGCGAGCTGCACGTCGACTCAAGTCAAACATAAGTCACTATCCCATCACTACGGAGAACACTCTCTGTTAAGTTCACCGTACCTTAGAAGACCCAAGCACCACAACTTATGTTGTGATACTTGGGCTCAACCAACCCCTCCGTAAAGGAAGGGGTGGCAGAGAAATGGGTTTTAGCACCTGTTTCTCCGCCTCCTTAACTTCATGATAAGGAGACTCGCTATCCTCCTCGATTTTTAAACGAGAAGTGAGAGCTTCTAACATTCGTTCCAAACGAGTAACACGATCAGGTTCTGTAGAAGTGACTAATGCTGCTGGCATTGCAAATACAAAAACATCAGCAGTTGCAGCACCAACAATAGCACAACCAGTCAATGCAACATTACAAATTGTAGATGTTGCAACAAAAGAAATTGAACCAGAAGTAGCAACACCAGTAACAGCTGGAATTGGTGATGTTGAGGTGGTGTCGCTTTGTAAATTATTTAAGGCAACACCACCAGCAGTAACAGCCAAAGTACCAGAAGCACAAGAAGTTGCAGCATTGATTGTGGTATACAAAACATAATTAGTACCAATGGTGGCAGTTATATGACAAACTCCACCACCCATACTAATAGGAAATGTTGAACCAGTTTGTGTTGCAAAGATACCACCCCAACCCGTAGAACCAACAGATGCTGCTGTATGAGAAGCAGCACCAACGGTACCAGGAGAAAGAGCTGTGTATTGTTTAGGACGAATGAGATCGAAAGCATAGGTGACATAAAGCTCACCAGTTTCCGTTGTGACAGCATTATTTGAAGAAATGAAATTGAATAAACCTAAATTATAAAATTTAGCAGCACCAACTGAATCCGATGAAGGATAAGCTGTATTTGCTGAATAATTAACATAATAAGTTTTCAGGGGATCATAACCCCGTTTATCCATTTTCTTTGCTTCAACTACATATTTTGAAGACGCATATGGACGAAATGAAATCGCACCACAATAATCCTCAGCTTGTTGATCTGTAGTAAATGCAGGATCTGTAATATCAAATTGAGTTACCATTATATGCTTTCCAGCAGAAGCAGTACTACTTACAGCAGTATAAGCTTCGGTAACAAACTCAAATGACAAATGACGAACACGAAATTCTTCATAAGTACTTGCAATTTGAGAAAACACAGGAAACAATGTAGTATTTCCAGGATTTAAATAAAGTGCTTGTGCAATCGTGAAGGCTGAAGTACCAGAAATATTGGCAACCTTCTCACGACGCAATTTAAACGAATCACAAATAGAACTGTTATTTCTAACAGTTTTTGAGTGACTAATTCCATCAGACACATTTTTATCCTGAGCACCTACACCATTACGCTTTCGGTTGCGTTTGCGCTTTCCACCAGGTTGCACTCGAATTTTTTCAAGCACAACGGTGGGTCTACGCTTACCTCCCTTCGCAGAGAGGCCCGCCGCAACTGCCTTGCGACGTCTTTGACGACGTGCAGCTTTTTGAGCTGCAGTTTTAACCATGGTGAACCTGACTTAACAAAAAGCAAGCACACACCACAGAAAAGAAGAGTAAATTTGAGAGAAATTTTATGAGATTAAAGAAAAGGAGAAATTAATACAAAGGGGAAAGAAAAATCAGAAACAATTTTTAACAGGTCTGATTTAACAGCGCTAACCTGTTCAATTCCCTCCTCACCCGAGTACAATCCCCAAATCCAATCATCACTTTTATATACACTCAATACTTGATCCATAGACATCGGATCTCGTTTTGGGTTGAACTCTACACTTCCAAACATCTCATCGTTATATTTACGACGAAGATAATTGATGTAGTCCATCAACACATTACGAACTTCTTCATTAGCCCAGCTGTCAATCCTTAGAGCACTTGCGCGCAATAGATGCCAGCGGACGTCGTCAATAGAAGAACCATATAACATGGACGATAAAACACGATCAGTTGCCGGACACGGTAACCACAAACCATTAATTTGTTTAAAAGATTGTGATAAAAAAGTACATTCCGACAATGGGCGTGGATCAAAACAAGGAGTATTGGTTGTCACACCGATA